TAACCACACATGACTATATCTTACTGGTGTATTTCAACCAGAAGGTCATAGGTGGTCACACGGGGGCGAGTGCCCCCCGGCTTCCATCGCGGCCTTGTCCGCGTAGCCACCAGGGAATCCATGCGGGTCATCGCCATCGATCTGCCATACCCGCCAACGATCCATTGACATCTTTGATTCCTCGGGCGGAAAGTTTGCGAACACGAACACATGAGGACAATTCCCGCAAACAGCACCGCCCTCGTACTTACCCGAGTAGAAATACATGTCCTTGCAGTTCTCCAGTGCCTCATACGATAGGTACTCCTGCGAGAACGACCTTGGAATAGGGACTACTATGAACTCCGGAGTGTGCCCCTTATCATTAAGGTACGTAACCACTCCATTGCGCACATCAGCGCCCTTACCAGCCAACGGTATAGCCCCATGCTTCATTGTGAGGTATTTGCAAAAAGTGGTCTTGCCGAGGTTACCCTTGGAACTCCAGATCCAATGCAGAGTCCGGTCATCAGGCTCTTCCGATACGACGGACAAGACACCTTTCTGCCAATCCCTCAACTCGCATTCCTCCAGCACTTTAACGGGCCTTGGAGGCTTAAACTCAGACGAAAACCGGGCCAACCTACCTTGGTCCTTAGAGCAATAAATGATGTTCTGCGCCCGCGAGCCCTTCGCCTTCTCCCAGTGGATACCCTTATTCAGCTTGAGACTAAACGGGCGGACCTTCTTGCTGAACTCGAGATAGCCCTGCAAGTGAGGCGTACCCTCTTCGCCGACTTCTTCTTCGAAAATGTATCCCGAGCACATTTGCTTGAAAACTTGCTCCATTTGCTCCATCTCGGTAACGGTGTAGTTATTGTATGTGAAACACCAGCGTTTCCCTTGAGATACTCTAGATTTTGGCAGACTAGTATTACCTGCCAAAATCTCCATTTGCTCCATTTCACAAGACATGAGTAAGAGATTATATAGTCCACGAACACTGTTTATTATACACAAGCTTTGTACCAGTCGTGGACGAGGAAGCCCATCTTACACGCTTCCCCATCAACAGCGACACCATTGTTGATGACGACCAGATAGCATCCACCATCGTTCTCCTGGTCGCCAAAGCCAACTTCCCAGGACGTTGCTTGACCGTTATTACCGGTCCCCGTTTGAGACTGCACTGCAGCGTTCTTGATCATGCCGCCAGCCGGCAGCTTAATGGTCCCCCGCGCCGTAAGACCCGTACGCCCCGGATCACCCGGAGCATTGTAGTTGAAGATCTGTTCGGCGTCAGGAGCACCCGCTACATTACGCCCCAGAGTCACTTCACGCTTATACAACGTGGTCCAGTATTTATTGTTCATCTGCGCGGCAAAAAGCGTGCCGCCAGTGAGCCCCTCTTGATGCACCACGTAGTCCAGATTCTCCGTAAGCTCAGCAGCACTACCAAGCTGATTACCAGTAGTGAATCCCTTGAGCTGACGATCCTTGACAAGCTGGTCTGCAATTCCCTTCTTAGGCCGGACGAGAAATATGTAATACTTACTAAAGGTAGGCTCGTTCGTTACAATCTGGTAGTCAAGACGGCCACCAGTGTGATAGATTTCGTTAGAGGTAGCTGCCTCACGCGCTACTCCGAAGACTGCCTTCTTGCTGAACGACGGTTGCGACGCAATAGACAAGTTATCCGTCCATAGAACCGGGCCACCAGGCTGACTTGCCCCCTCGGGATTACACGGGACAAAGGGCAACGGACAGATATACGCCTGAACCCCTCCAGTTGCACTCTCGATGGTGAGCATGTTACGCTGCCATGTCGTATGAACCTTGGCGAACTGCTTTCGCGTAAGTGCACTGAGGCTTCTATTGAGGGCCATGATTTGGCGCGACTGAGCTCTCGCACCGATACGCTTCTTGATGTTCCGACGACGGAGGACACGCGGCTTTTTTCTAATTTTGCGGGGCATATGATTCACTAAAAGACAGCCCCATTTATATAGTAAAAAAACGCTCTTCTCGAGCCCCCGTGTGACCACCTATGACCTTCTGGTTGAAATACACCAGTAAGATATAGTCATGTGTGGTTACCGCAGGGCTCGCAACGCTCCACAGGGACTGAGTTCATTAACAGGACCGAGGATAACCACACATGACTATATCTTACTGGTGTATTTCAACCAGAAGGTCATAGGT